GCACTGGCTTTAGCTTCGTTAGCGGCAGTCTTTGCTTCATTAGCGGCAGTCTTTGCTTCATTTGATTGATTAATAGCTGTATTCGAATTAGTTATAGCTTCAGCAGCACTTGTCTTCGCATCATCCGCTTTCTTACTTGCATTGGTTGCAGTAGTGCTTGCTTCATTAGCCTTTGTTAGAGCCGACTTAGCTAACTGTTGAGTCTTGTAAGTTTGTTTTCTTTGCTTAACTACATAATCTTTAAACTGTTCAGCCATCATTTTGACTTTTTCGCTGATTCCACCTGATTTGATCAAGAAATCTCCTAATGTTGCTGTTGCAGTTTTATCACAAGATGAGGTTTCTAATTTTAAGACCCTTGCATTTAGATAAAGCTCACCATTTTCATCAATAATATTGATCGTATCTCCAATTCGAACATTATCTGGAAGTATGGCAATATCTACTTCATAGTTGTAAATGATATCGTAGTATTTCTTTAAATAAGAAATCGATCTGTTACATAATTCAGATTGACTTGTCGTGTCGTAAGAATAGTATTTGACAATATGACCACCATAGTTTCCATAAGTTTCCCATTGGTATCGACTCCATTTAGCTAATGCTGATCTTGAAGCTACCCATCCCAATTCGTTAACATAGATGTCACCATCGTCATATTTATAGCCAGCTAATGTTATCGGATATTCAGAACCTTCAGGAGTTCCACCGCTTGGAATCAAACAAGTAGTCAAATCTGAAATGGAACTTTTAACAATGATGTTATCAATGTCCGTATTCAAACGTAATTGAGCAACATTTTCATTTCCACGCTTCTTATAGATGTTGATATACTTATGAGTAATAGTCATATTTTTGACAGTAAAACTGAATCCAATTTCAGCATCGAATGAATTTGCAACACTTAAGATTCTTGCTGTACAAGTGTCTTGTCCGCTCCATGAAAGTGTACGATTCAAGTCACTTACTTCATTTAATCCAATCTCAAACCCACTGTCGTATGAGAATTTTTCAACATAAAAGGCGATTGGATGAGGTCCATCTGCTGTATAAGCATCAACTACCTCATTTAATAAATCCAAACCGCCATCTTCTGCATAAATATTAATACTGTGCTCTTTTCTGTCATTTTCAGCTTCGATGATTGTATAGAACCCATTTTCTCCATTATCATCGTATACAAGCACATAGTTTCCCGATTCACAATATTGAGCTGTTTTAACTGCATCTTCTTCATCATACAAAATATCGACTGAAAAAGTAGCAACACCAGACTCAACATCTTCTACTTTTAAATCATTTTGAAATTTTAAGCCCTTTGGTAGATTATTTGAACATGTAGCAACGATGTTCATATGTCTATCAGCTAAATAAATAATCATAAGAACACCTCTCTATATTTTAATGTAACCGTAGGTTTAGTAGCCCATGTTGAATGTATAAATTTGATTTGGTTATATCCAGGTTTCAAATAGAAATTATCCCAGTTGTTTGCTAAAGCACCCAATGATGGATCTCTAACACCATTCAAATAAACATTTGCAGTCTCGCATTCAATGGTTAATTTGTTTCCATTTCTAAATTTATTTGGGACATCGCGCCATTTAGTTACATACATCTTTTGAAAATCGATAGCACGAATACAATTATGTGATATCCATTGTTCACTCATGTTTCTTTCGCCCCATTGAGCCATACCAACTTGTATCTTTGTACAAACCATATTTTCTACTTCTGGTACTGTATATTGATAATATGTTCCTTGATAATAGAACTTAATAGTTCCGCCTTCTTTTACAACACAATTATGACCTCTTGCATTATCAAACATATTTAACTGTTGATCTTCGTATGGATAAAATAACATATTTTTAACAACATTATCACCATTGATAAAGAATGATACGTAGGCACCTTCCCCTGCAGCATCTGTTTTATTGATAGATACTCCGCAAATTACTTTGTTATCATCCGTTAAAAATGATATTTCTTGAATGCCTGTTTGACCTGATATACCGATAGAGAACCATTGATTCGTATAGCAGTAGAAATTCTTTGCTCCTCTTTCTCCATTTGAATCTGCTGGAATCGTTAATAATCTGCAAGCTCCTGTCCAAAAATGTCCTGATTGTGCTACCGATGTCATGTACAAACAAGGGTTATAATTACTTCCATTGTAAGTTTGATATATCATTCCGCCACCGGTTCTAATATAAGGTCTATAATAATTGGGAGAGTCGTTTGGTAAATTAGCAAAATCTGACAAATGACATAAGTATTCATTTTGTGTGTAATTTTCTCCATCGACTTCATCAGGATTTCCAAACTGTATAATTTTCTTTTGATCGTTTACTAAAGCAAGAAAACCATTGTCACCATGCATTACAGCTTCGATTTTTGGATAAGCTTTTCTAGTTCCTTTATAATCGATTTCGAAAACATATCCGTTATCTAATGTTGCGGTTACTTCTTTTTCTTCAACTGAATATTTATAAGGATCCATACATTTAATTGAGATATCTCCTTGTGAAGCTACTGCGTCAACAGTATCAATAGGAGTAGCAGAGACACTTTCCACTACTCCTGTGTAATATACATCAGATTCATCTTTGAAGATGATTTTTAATTCACCATCATGTAAGATACTTTTTAATTTATTATATAATGAATGATAATCGCTATATGAATTAGCGCATAATGCATAAGAGATTTTTAACGTTCTTGTTTGATCTCTTTTTCTTCTATATGTCGAACCATCAGAGTTACCTACAGTTGTTTCGGTAATATCAACGTCTAATGATTCCCTTCCTTCAACCGAAAGTGTTCTATAACCTACAACACTTCGTTCAAGATATTCGCCATTGATTTGCGTCGCAGAATCTGGTAACGGTAATGACGAATGATATGCTGTCATATCCATTAAATATTACCTCTCTTTCTTGATTCTATTTTGTTTAATCTATTTAACTCTTCTTGAGTATACTTAGCAGATGCTTTTGCAATTTCTCGCCCATTCATGTCCACATGAGTTTCCAATACATATGTTTGATTTCCAATATCTTCTCCATTTTGATTGATTTTGTCTAATACTGATTTGACAGCAGTATCAACCGTTTCTCTCATTATTTGAGAATTACTTTGGACGTTAATTGAACTAGCTAATGCTAATGAACGTGATCTATTAAACATTGTTTCAACTTGTGAAAGACCATTGTTAATATTAGTCAAGTCCATTAACGGTGTTAAGGTCGGATTGCTTGCCGAAATATTGTTAAGTAATTCTTTAGCCTTACTCATTGTGTTACGAACAGAGTCGATAGAGGCATTAGCTAAAGTTGTTCCAGCATTCTTAACTGCTTTTACTTTGTCGATGATAGCATTTACGAAGCCTTCGCCATAATAAGCGCCAATACCATAACCAACTTTCGACGGAGAATGCTCGTCAAGTGTTTTCGCACTTGCTTTAGCTGCAGCAGAAGCCAATTCATTACTAGCTTTAATAACTGCTTTTTTCTTACTTTTCATACCATTGATAAAACCTTGGATTAGATTGGCACCATTATCATAGAATGTGTTATAATGCACAATATTTCCTGATGCATTTGTTGCAGCAGCAGCCATATTAGCGACTGCAGAAACAACTAATTCTTTCTTGCCATTGATGCCATTAGCCATACTAGTAGAAAACAATTGCCCAGTTTTTTCGAATTCGCCTGCTTTGTTGTTTAACGTTTGCGCAATACCATCAACAATATTTGTAAATGTTGTTTTAACCATTCCGCTATTACTATTAGCTACAGACGATATAGTATTCATAATTCCAACTACAGCGTTCGTAACTCTTGTCGTACAATTTTCTAATGGGTTTACAATGTTGTAAACAATTAGTGAGCCAACTCCAGCTAATGAACTTGCACTAGTTCCTAATGTAACAAATGTTGAACTTAACCCGACGATTCCTGAACTGATGTTTGGAATGTTTATAGCGCTTAACTTTTCTAAACTACTTACTACACTTTTTAAAGCGCCTAATGAACCTGATATATCACCAACGCTGCCGAACAATCTCAAAGCAGTAGCTAATGTGCTTAAATCATTTGAAATACTTTCAGGGAATGTAAGCTTACTCCATTTTGAAAGTGAATCGGCTAATATCCCTAAAGGTTGTGCGATTTCTGACAAAACATTTCCTCCAACCCCAGTTGATGAGAATGCTTTAACACCTTCCGCAATATTTGTTAAATCAGGTTTTACGTTTGGCGATACATAAACATCAGCCCATTTCTTAATTGAGTCAGCTAATATCCCTAATGGTTCACAAATAGTACTAATACTGAACCCACCAGGTCCTGCAAAAGTAAACGCTTTAATACCAGTTGCGATATTAATTAGATCAGGTTTGATATTTGGTGATACACTAACATCCTTCCATTTCTTAACAGAATCTGCTAATTTACCTAATGGTTTGGCAATTACATCAATAGAGAACCCACCACCAAAGGCAAATGTGAACGCCTTAACTCCCATCGCAATTCTTGTTAAATCAGCTTCGGTATTAGGTGATACATAAATATTTTCCCATTTTGAAAGTGAGTCAGCTAAAGTTCCTAGTGAAGTTGATACCTTAGAGATAGTATCGGCTCCCC